TAGGGATCAAACCATCAATAACAACGTTACCTGTACCCTCAAGAGTTTTACCATCAACAGTTTTTAATGGACGTTTATCTTGAATTGTCACTATGGTTTCATCACCACTGTTAACCCCTGATGTCGCATTAATAACTGTTAGATTTGTATTTGTAACATATTTATGTTGAGTACTGAATGTGTCAGCAATATCATCAGTATCTAAATTAACAGCACCAACATAACCATTAACAGAAGAAACAGTTTCTGATTGATCTATTTTATCCCATTTATTAGTTGCACTTGTCTCAACATTAATAACCCAATCACCAACTTGCCAATCAGTATTATTATCAATATCTGTTGTACCACTAGTACCAACTTTATAGTACTCACCATTAGATGTACCACTACCTGCTGAAAGTGTTGGATTGTTAGAACCCGCATCCCAAACACCTTTATACTCAAGTGCACCAAGCACTGCATCAGGAAGTTGGGAAAATGGAACAGTACCTGTACCGTCAAGACTAGCAACACCATTTGGTTGTGCTACAAGATTTGCATCTAATTTATCCGTTACGGTATCCCATACAGTATGGTTATCTGGTGTTACAAATACCGTACCATCTGTACCAATCATAGGTATATTATGACCTGTTATTGGTGCATATGCAGTCCATTTCATATTACTTGATGTAATAAAATCACTATTAACGGTTAATGGTTCAGCATTGATCGTGAGACCTTTAGTTGTTGTATTACCATTAGTTGTTACTGTTTCTAAATTAATACCACTTAACGCATATTCTGTGAGTAATGTGTCTACGTCTGTTCCTGTGTAATAATCACTACTATTAAATGAATCACTCTGTACCCAAGCACCACTAGTCCTAAGATATGTATTTGTGTCTACAGGATCATCTATACCTGCTTCACCACCATCAATCCAATAACGAACACCTGCACCCGAAGTTGCGAGGATATACCCATTAGTTGCTGTACCTAAATAATCTTCTTTACTATCTAGGGCAGACGTGTCTGCTTTAAGATCTAAAGCAGTTTGTGTTAAGTCTGAAATTTGTTTGTCTGTATCAGAAGTATTATCTACAGCACTAAGACCTACATCATCTTTATTAACTTGATGAGGATTGTTGTAGTCTGTTGTGTGTGACTCAAAAGCAGAAGTATCTGTTTTAAGATTTAACGCATCTTGAGTTGAATCTGATATAGGTTTATCTGCATCAGAAGTATTGTCTACAACACTAAGACCTACTTGAGTTTTAGTTACTTGGTGTGGGTTATTATAGTCTGATGTATGACCATCAAGAGCAGAAGTATCAGCTTTAGTATTTAATGATATATCAACCTCAGTAGAAGTGTAATAGCTTGCTGATGTAAATTGATCACTCTGTACCCACAAACCTTCAGATCTAATATAGGTTTCTGAATCAGGAGCATCAGTCATACCTGATATACTTTGGATCGTGTTATCAATTTCAGTTATAGCATTCTGGTATGTGTCTGATGTTATAGTTGTACCTGAATTATCATAATACATTAAAGTATTAAGTGTGACATTTTTTGTCTCATCAGCCGTATCAGGTCCGTCCGCATTAACATCAACAACAACAAATAAATCATTTGCTGATAGTTGAGTAGCAGTATTTAATTGAGATATCTTTTTACCTGATGCGGATGTAGTTGTTTGTACATCATCACATCCATCGGTATTATTGCATCCACATGACATAATTTTTCTACCTTTTTTAATTAGTTTTACACTAAGTATTTATATTAGTTACCAATTACCGAATGGATCGTTATTTGGTTTCTCAGTTGGTTTTGGTTTGTAAACAACATCTTCTTTTTCTACATCAACTGTATTATCAATATTAAATATGTCATCTAGGCTAGTCACTATGCTGATATCAGAGGCAGATAATGCAGGAGCGGTTGTTATTCCCTCATCCTTCATTGGTCTTATATGTAATTCCCAAATAAATTGATTAGATTGGAAATACTGACCTGTGTCTTCCGCTACTTCTGTGATCTCATAAAAATAATTACTATAGTCTGATTTTATAACGTCACCTATTTGGGGACGTTCGTATGGTTCTAGTTCAGGAGACATAGATGCACCGTTAAAGTGTCTCTTAGATACCCAAACAACAATTTCATCCGAACCCTCAATACCAAACTTACTCCACACTTTATCTTCTCTAGGAAGATTGAAATAACCGTTCAGATTAAATGTACGAACATAATGTCTATTATTGTCTTCACCCCATATTTTATCGTATGATTCATCATAAGTTGTTTGGTAGTATTCCATACACACACCAAATTTATTATAATATTCATTGATAACAACACCAATAAGACTTTTATCGTTATCGTATTTGCTATCACTGAAATCGAAATATGGGTTTTGTCCTGTTGTAAAGTCGAATTCAGCCATTACATATCCTTAGAAGAGTGAAATCTGTTCTGCGTTTGGTTTTTCTTTAGGTTGACCTATATCGCTACGTGTTTTGCGTTTACTGTTCTTAGGTGTGCGTTTACCACCGACACCATCAATACCTAGTTGTACAGAGTGTAAATCACCCTTGTTGACAGTTATAACACCACCACGGGTCTTATCTGTGTCTATAATATCCAACATATCACCATCAACACTTTTCACAACATACTTCTGTTTATGATAAATAACCTCATCACCAACAGACACATCGTTCTCATAAAATAATTCTTTAAATTTCATTATTACTCCTTACCAATTACCAAACGGATCATTATTTGGTTTCTCTGTTGGTTTTGGTTTATAAATAACTTCTTCTTTTTCAATATCAACATCATCTTTAATATCAAACACGTCATCCACTTTGTAGAACTCTGAGATAGGTGACGCTGATAATGATGGTGATACGGATAACTCGTTTTGAATTTTTGCTTTTTTCACGATAAGTTCCCATGCATACTGTTTTGATAACATAAACATCGGAGCTTCTTCTTTGACTTCTGATATCTCATATAATTTATTATTGTAGGGTGTGAGGATTAAATCACCTATTCTAGGAATGTAATCGTCTGTCATATCTCTAAAATGTAATTTCGATATAAACATAGAAAAGTCGTTCACACCCTCAATACCAAACTTACTCCACATTTTGTTTTCTTTTGGGAGCTGAAAGTATGACATAACATTCCATTCATCTGTAATGTATCTATCATTATCTTCACCCCATATTTTGTCTTTATTAACATCATATGTTGTTTTGTAGAAGTTAATCTTAACCCCATACATGTTCCACATCTCCATGTTAACAATAGACGCTAATTCTCTATCATTATCATACTGATCTGAGCACAGATTATCCTTACCGTCTGACACGGATGGATAGTCTAAATAATTATAGGAACGCTCCGTTGTTATGGTGTGCGTTCCCGATTCATATGATATAGTCGATATTTTGTGATTTATTATCATCCTACCCTCTAATTAATATAGCCACCATAAGAAAACCCATCTCAATGGATCTTGTTATGATGGCTATGATTTCTCATAGCCATCATTTATATTACGATTGTAACAACTGACCAGCTTTCATCAGTCCGTTGTCGTCTATCTTTATCTTAAATTGAGCACCATCATTAACGGTTTTATCTTCACCGAAATCGAACACATAAACTAAATGGTCACTATTAGTTTCGTTGTACATAACAGCATATCTAACAGGACCTAAAGTCCCACCTGCAACTGTCATACCAACATCATTCATGTCATAGACTATAAATGTGTCGTCAACACTTTTTGTAACCGTTTTACCACCCACAAGGAATCCCCCTTGAGTGTATCCATATAATGTAGGGATTTCATTGTCAGAGATCTGATCAAAAGAAACTATCTCCCTTAAATTACATTCATTAAATGTTCCACTGAGAAGTGCTACTTTCATGTTATCATTCACAAAATCCGATAGCTTACTAGCTTCATCTAACGGAAATATTCTTGGAATCACATTTGCCATATTAGCACCTCATTATTTAATTATTAAAAAACCACCACTAGCACTGTTGAGTATTAATGAAAATACACCACTAGTTGAACTAACGAATGATCCGAACACATCATCGACTCTAAGATCCAATGTTGCTATTAAGTCGTAATCACCATTACCATCATCACGCATTACAATTGCACTTCCTGCATCTATAGTTGATACAGGATATATCACATCTTTTGCTGATATTTTCGAATCAATTAATGCATCACCATCAATATCTGTAGTATTAGACATAACCACATCTTTTAATGGACTTCCTGGGTGTGTATCACTATCAGGATAACCCTCATCATTGAAATTCGAGATTTTTGTTATCTCATAACTCGATATTTCTGACCATTTTGTATACGTACTAAAAGACTGATCTAACGCACCAGGAGTTGCTAATGCTATTCTAAACAACCCATCGGGTGCTGAATATGTGTCATCAGTAGAATTGTATATATTAATACCTAATCCCTTTGTTGCTGCCCATCTTTTAACTTGGTCAAATATATATGAACTTGCCATATTTACCTCCTATTATAACAATGACGATGCGTGACTAGCTACACCACTAAGATCAGATTCTGCTACAACTTCGTCACCACCTTGTATTGGTAATGAACCTATCGTTGCTGTTTCAGGTAAACCTGCTAATAAACTTTCAGCCCGTCCCATAACCGAAGTTGGAACGTTATTTTCTTGGACTTGTGTTTGTTTAGGTTGTTGTGTTTTAGTTGAACTAACAACATCGTTCACTTTCTGAATATCGTTCAGAACAAACAACACAACTTCACTAATAGCAGATTCATTCAAACCAATATCATCGAGTTTAGTACGTATACGTGCCTCGATGAGTTTAACTGATGAATCTTTCTTTGTAGCTTTAGGTTTCTTCCCAACAACTCTTTTTTTAGGAGTAGGTTTGGTTTCAACTTCTTCAACTATAACATCATCTACATATGTTTCATTTATAATATCATTATCTATATTGTCTAAAAAATTCATGAATTTACTCATAAACATCTCCTTAGTAATTTAAAAAGCTATTAGCTCTTGCAATTAGTGGGTTATATCCTGCACCAAGGAGGTTATCAGGAACTTCATCATCAACTTCGTCACCATCAACAGGTTCATCATCAACAGGTTCTTCATCAACTTCGTCACCATCAACAGGTTCATCATCAATGGGTGATTCGTCATCTACAGGTTCGTCTTCAAAATCAACAACATCATCTGTATCGTCTTCTTCTGGTTCATTAATAATACCCATATCAGCAATAACTTTAGTTGATTGTGATAGGAACTTTTCAAGGAACTCTTTAGCTTTAGGATCACTACTCACAATTAAATTATGAAATAATATATCCAACTTCTCTTTTGCCTCAGTATTATCAAAATCATTTTCTATGTCAAACATAGAAATAGCTTTCATAATTTCTTCGGGATTACCATTAATCTTTTTTGAAGGCATGATTTAACCCTTTCGAGTAATAAGAATAGTAAACTTTTGTTTACCCATCTTAGGAAGTTGATCTCCCGCACTTGTTTCAAAAGTAACTTCAAGATTATCGGGGATAACCTTAGCTAATTGTGCAGTGAATAAATCAACTACTTCGTCAGGTGTCCATTGTGACCCATCGGCTGCAACATCACTTTTAGTTACACCTGCAATTTTAAGAACACCCGAGTTAACATCAATTGTTGGAGCCATAGTTTGAATTTCACCATTTCTAAACAATTGACCATGAACTTTTGTGATCTTATCATATGCATCATATAGGTCTTTATTTTCAGCCATTTTAGCTTCTTGTGTTTCGATCTCATCAAAAATTGTAGATTTGTCATCCGAACGACCTACAACAATGATGTTTTCAAATAATTTGTCATTTATTTCCATTTACATTCTCCTGTAATAATAACTACACAGTATCTCTCTTTTATTTATATAAATTAAAAGGACACCCAAATAGATGTCCTTAATTATTTATCGATATATCACGTTATATACTACAAATCACTCAATGTTATTTTTTTATTAATATATTTGAATCCCTGATCTTTATAAAATTCAAGACGTTCTAGGAAGTGTTGATACGCATAATTCAACCCAATTTTTTCTTTTGAGTTCTTACGTTTCTTTTTTTCCCATCGCATATCATCAATTAAATCCCAAATAATAATAATATCTTTAGATTTGTGTTTTCTTAGTCCACGACCGATTGATTGTAGGACTTTGATCTTTGATTTATAAAATGACGCAAATATAACATGGTGGATCTTCGGTATGTTAACACCTGTGGATAAAGTTCCATAAGTAGCCACAAGGATAATACCATCGTTGGATTCAACATATTTTCTCACTCTCTCCCGCTCATCGGGATCTGTTTTACCATCAATTCGAAGAATTTCCTTCTCAGGATACTCCTTCTGTAAATATTCAACTATATTGTCTATATGATTAATACGTTGAGCTAAAATTAGTGTGTTTTGGTCACTACTGACATATTTACTATCCATAATATACTTCAAAACTCTTTGACGCTCAGGTTTATTGATGATTAAATCAATTTCCTCTGCGTAGTTTTGACTTTTATTTAATTGGATATCCTCTTGTGGATATCTAACATGCATATTAACAATTTTAATATCTGTCAAGTAACCTCTGTCGATTAACTCTTTACTCTTCAATTTGTATATCACAGGTCCAAGATATCCGAAGATATTGTATCTATCAACCTTTTCAGTAGGAAGTGTACCTGTTAGTCCGAGTTTATACTCAGCGTTGGTGCATTTCTTTAACACTGTTTGGATTGATGCTGATTTTGCACCGTGAGTTTCATCTACAAGCACACCACCGAACTGTTTAAAGAATCCTGGGGTTTTCTTGTATACTGACTGCCATGTTGAGATAAGAACTTTCTTATTCGGGTCATAGTTTTTACTTTTACCGTACAAGAGAGTCACATCGTCATAGCTGTCGTACCAACCATATTCACTGAAATCACTGAACATTTGGTTAACTAGGTTGATGGAAGGCACGACCAATAAGACCTTACCGTCCACATCTTCCATCATATATCGTATGAGTGAATAAATAATTATAGATTTACCTGATCCTGTAGCGGACTCCAACACACCCCTCTTATTTTTAAGAGCGGCAAATATTGCTTCCTGCTGATAATCTCTAGGATATATCTTCAATCCATCATATAACGCATCGTAAAAAGGAAGAAGATCCTTTTGTTCGAGGTCATTACTTAAAATCGTCCTGTCGAACATAAAATGTACCTTGTAATCATATTTTACAAGGAACGGTTTTATAAACTTCAACAATCCTATTGGAAGCGTTCTATCGTGGACATTGAAGAAACTAATCTTCCCATCCCACATTCTAGCTTTATACTTTGGATTGAACTTGTAATTAGGAACATAACACGAGAAGAACTCCTTTAGCTCGAACGCTTGGGAAGTATCACACTCTATCCTAAGATTAACATTGTCAATCAAATCTATACCGATTACATCACTCATCTACACCTACTAGGTCATTGTACCATTCTTCAATTTCTCAAGGTCAATGTAGGAGCGGATACTATAACTCATTTTGTTAATCTGACTAATCACATCTTTCAAGTACTCAACAATATCTATTTGTTCATCGTACATGAGAGATAGTTCAACCATTTCTTCGTCTCCGCTTACGTAAATGTCACGTTCAGCTTTATTGTCGAGTCTATGGTCATAATCAAATTTGTAATAGTGATACCGCTTCTTCTCTGTCCTCTTCATATCACTATTTATATTTTTTAGCAATCTCCGTTGATCGAAGTACTTTTTACGGTATTTCGTGTACAATATAGGCATCTTCAATATTTTCTCTTGAACATTGTCTGCGGTGAGTTCTAAATCAATGTGGACTTGTTTTTGTAAAGCGGTGAATTCTTTTTCTGTGTACATTTTAAATTTTGCCATAAATCTCCTCAGCATTGCATAACTACATTCCGTTTTACAGGAGGTGTAGTTATAACTTCTTTTTTTGTATGTTCTTGTCTCAAGTAGTAAACCGATTTTGGGATAGATACACGGTTCGATAGTACAATCTTACTCTTATCTACTTTATAGCCCATATACGGCTTGCTAGACCCATTCAGAGTGAATCTCTTCTTACGTTTGTCGGTGAATATACCGAGTTCAAAGAAATATAGCTCTATATTTTTATTTGTTACCAAATTCTGTATTGTTGATGGTGCATATGTTCTGATATTTTGCATAACATTATGGATCTCACTCACACGAATATAATCATCGTCATGTGATTTGAGAATAGTTAACACCTTTTGTTTGATGTATCTAGTGATATCATAAACACCATTGATATTTATAAATCTTCTGATCACACCTTTTGTTATTGAAGTCGTGACAAACTTACGAGGGATCTTTAACAAATCAGACATAATGTCAATCATCTCACTTAATCGTACAGACACATGATAAACATCGTCACCATAAGACACTTCCATTAGGAATGTTCTAGTATTTTTCTTAAAACTATAGTCGTACAGCTTAACATTGGTGATTGGTCCATCGAAACCATAGTCATTCATCAACACACGAACCATTCTCTGATAGAGTGTTGCTGTCTGTGATGGATTAAACCTATGCTTAGTGATGAAGTAATATCTGAAATACATAGTGTGTCTGTAGCCAATTGAGCCTGATAAGTGTATTAAACTCTCAAGACTTTTATTGATTGGTGTTGTACAGTCATTTAGGTAACTGAATTGATCATCTATTGTGTCACGAGTGTCTTTAGGATGCCCCTTAGAGAGCGTTCTGAACAGTTTACGACCATTGACTTCACCAAAGAGTTTGTAGAGTGTGTAGCCTATCCCTATCCATGCGTTATACTTTAAGAATGTGTACCCAGATTTACGGTTACGAACATTTATATATTTAACAATGTTGTTAACATAAGCATATTTAGCTTTCATCGACATTTTATGGAACTCTTGGACATAATCAGACACATCATCGTCATCGTCAACTTCTATAGTATGTCGTGTGTCACTCTTTTTGTATTTCTTAACTACAGGGACTTCTTCTGTTGGTTCAACAGAGTCTATATATACACCATCGTGATTGGTATCGAATTGAAAATTATCGAAGTGTTTATCATCATCATTGATAGATTCATTAAGAGATGGGAATATTAATCTAGCACCATCACGCACTGTTGTATCACAACGCAACCCTTGACGATGTACTTCATCAAAAACACTAGTGTATGTGGCTCTTAGAGTGTTAATATCAGTGATCGGTGAGTTGAGAGGAACGATTACATGGAAACATTCTTGCTTAGTAGGGATATGGGACTTCGACGTATAAAATAACCAATTATACGTTTTTGCGAAGTCTGAATGTAAGAACTCATCTATTGTTGAATCGTTGTGTCCGTCTTTACCATCAAAATCTAAAAATATTGCAGATGCTGACTTGAACGATGCCTCATTACGCATATCGTCTTTATATTCGTAATACGTGTGAACGTGCAAGTTGACTGTTTCATAAATCCCTTCGATGTCGCTATCATTTTCGAAATCGAATGACTTTGTATAGTCGTATTTTTTAAAAGTTGGAATGTATTTATCTGTTAGACGGTGCTCCTTAACGGATAACCGTAGTTGTTTCATATTTCTCCGAATGTTCTGTTTTTTGTTAAGTACCCTAGAATATAACTAAATTTCTCACAAAAGTCAAGGGAAACTTTCCAAAACAACTGTTTTTCCACCAGACTACTATTCTCTTAGGTATAAAATAGTAGTATATAGTTATATTATTTTTATTTATTATTTTCGTAGACTTCCAAATATTCTGTGGAACATTTTAATATCCACTCTTTAATTTATATAAATTTCATATTTGTCTTGACTTTTTTGGGAAATTTGTGTATATTAGTGTAGAATTTAGTAAAGGAAGTGTAGATGAGAGTCAATATCAAACGATTGACAATTCAAAATCTACTGTCTTTTGGTAACACTGAAACTGTAATAGACTTCAACAGCGGGTTAAACCTTATAACAGGTCCCAATGGAGCGGGTAAGTCCTCAGCGTTGCTTGATGCGATATCATTCGCATGGTACGATAAACCCTATCGAAAAATCAACAAGACCGACCTCATTAATAGAAAAAATAAGAAAAACTTAAAAGTTTCTTGTGAATTCGAAGTTAATGATGTTCCTTATAAGATTGTTCGTGGGTTGAAGAATAAAGACGTAGAATTAGAGTTTCACATTGATAATGAGAAACAAGACATGCTTTCTTCAAAAGGTTTGAGCCAAAGTGAGATAGAGAGTCATATTGGTATTGACTACAAACTATTCAAGCAGATTATTTCGTTATCGATTAATCACAACAAACCATTCTTAACACTCCCTGCGGGTGATAAGCGTGAGTTACTTGAGAAGTTCTTTAGTATTGATACGATTGCTGCTATGCTCAAAAAAGCTAAAGAAACCTTGAAGAACTATAAAGTTAAAAACGATATGACGGTACAGGCAGTGGATATGCTCGCAGACGTAATTAAGTCCGAGAAAAAACACATCACTGAGTTAACCGAATCTAAAAAGACTTTTGATTCTGATAAGAAGAAAGATTTATTTGAAATCACCGAAAAGATTGACCTTAATGGTCGAAACCTTAAACAGCTTAAAGCTGACGGTAGAGCAAAGAGTAAAGAGTTGAAAGCTCTTGAGACCCCAACGGATATATCAGAGTTAAGGACACTCAAGGACGAACAGACAAAGCTCAAGAACAATGCCGAATATGATATTAAGAACGCTGAGGAAATTCTCAAAGCTCTTGATGAATATGATGTGTGTCCAACTTGTAAGAGTGAACTCACCGAAGACCATAAGAATGACGAAATAGCTCTCCAAAAAGCGATAATTTTGGAAGCGGAATCTAAAGTTAAACACTGTGGTAAAGAAATTATCGGTATTAAAAAAGATATAACTGCATCCGAAGACGCTACTAGTGACGCAAACGACATTAAATACTCTATGAGACATTTAAAAAGTCAGATCGTTAATATAGAAACTCAAATCGAAAAACTTAAAACGGATAACGAAAAAGTATCCAAGAGAAAGTTTGTTGTTGATTTGAAGTCTATGAAGGATGAATACAAACACAAAGTAGATGAGTACAAAGAGGGTAAGAAGGAATTATCTGAATTATCTGATCAAATCAAGATGTACACAAAGATCATTGAGATTTTATCTGATAGTGGAGTTAAGTCATACATTTTTGACCAACTAATTCCTGTTCTCAACAAAAGTATGAACTACTACTTAAATATTTTCGAATTGCCCATATATATCGAATTTGATAACTCGATGAAGGACAATATTAAAACTTCTACCAACTTTAACGCTTCTGTGAACTATATGAGTTTCAGTGAGGGTGAAAAGAAGAAGATCGACATGGCTATTTTGTTATCATTTATTGATGTGACTAAAAAGATTGCCAATTGGAATTGTAATTTACTTGTTATAGATGAATTACTTGACAGCTCGATTGATGATAATGGTTTGGAGAAACTACTAGAAAGTTTAGAAAAGATGGTACACGAGAA